AGGGTAAAAACGGAAGGTATAATATTGTACCGACACGCCATGGAACTCCGGGAAGTGATCCTTTCAGGAATAATCCTATGCCGTTTTCTGTGTATAAGAGTTTTAGTTCTCAGATTAAAGAAGCTGATCAGCAGAAAGCAGCGGGAGCAACAACTCAAGGTGGTAAATCTACAGTAGGAATAAGTAGTTCAGGTGGTAGAGATTATTCGTGGGGCAGTAGATTTGATCAGAAATCTACACGTGGGATGCAGTCAAAAATTATTACTAAGGGCGGTAAACGGGTAGGAACGTATACTCAAAAATCTGGAAAATATGCTGGGATGATAGCAATGCAGGCTTCAACGCAGAATGCAAAATCATCAAATTATATGACTTTTAGAATAGTATCGGCCGGAAGTGATCCGATGTCGTGGATTGTACCGGAACAACCACCATGGCCGGTTCGTCAGTCGGTGGTAGATTATATGAGGCCCTTTGCTGAAGAAATGTTACAGCAGGCGCTTGAACAGGATATAAAATAATGAGTAATATTTACAAAACATCCAGAACCACAGTCAGAGCGGCAACGGCTAATGATAGATTTATTTATTTATTGGAATCTGAAAACCCTGAAATTAAGTTATCGAGACAGATTCGGGATTTTTTACAGACTGTCGGATATTCTCAGTTGTTTCCTAATTTTGATAATATCCGGGTAGGAACTATTCATCCGTTTGCAATTCTTTTAGCTCAGGATGTATTAGGTCAGACTCGATCAGCAAATGTTTTTCCATCCATAACCGTGGTCGATTCTACGTTGCAGGAAGATGCGGAAGTGCTGGCGGATGAATATACAGCGGCTATGTGGAGTCCTGAAGATATTATAAATATAGGTGGTTATCGGGAAGCGGGAGAGGTTTTTTGCTCTGATGCCGGGTGGGCTAAGATTCAGGAGCGAGTCACCGAAAAGGGTCAAATATTAGGAGTTACTAAACAATACCATACCAGTCATAGGATTGATTTTAACATATGGAGTGAGAATAAAGAAGTAACGAGTTTTTTATTTGATATGGTATCTCATTTTGTAACTCAGAAACGTATCGATTTACATGACGATGAGGGTTATGATTTATCAGGTATTCAGGGAAGACGGTCGGGGGATATCAACCTTGACTTTGGAAAACTTTTATATGGTTCAAACCTTACAGTTACACTTGCATTAAATCAGCGGGCGACTGTTTATGATACGGCTATAGAAAGTATCGCTTCATTAGATACACAAACGCTACCGACGTATTTCACGCTAGGTGCTGTGTAGGGGGTTAATATGGCAAGGGATAATTCTACTAGAACTAAAAAACAACCAAAGTATCCTCTCTTCAAATATATTCAACTTGAGGTACCGGATATGCACCAGTACACAAGGGCTTATGTTGAGGCGGAGTATCGTGGTATACTAAAAACTAAAGATGAGTGGAAAAAAACTTTAAAATCAGTATTGGAGGGTAACAAATGAGTCTGAATTATCGCACGTTTCAAAGTGCCGGTCAGATCAGTACGCACATTATTCCGGGAGGGTATTCACGTATCGACTCGGTAAAAGGTGCTACGGGACTTGCCTCTGCTAATAATGGCGTGGTTATGGGTCAATGTACGGGGGGTCAGCCCAATACCCTTTTACAGTTCAATACTATTGCTGAAGCAGTTGCAACTTTACGCAGTGGACCTTTAATGGAAGCTGTTCGACTTGCATTCAATCCGGGAGGAGGATTAAATCCCCAGCGTATCTTTGCAATACGTATAAATGCCGCAACGCAGGCCACATTAGATTTGGTAGCGTCGGCAGTCACAAAGATCACTTTAACAAGTAGGGATTATGGTCTCTATGTCAATCAAATCGAGATAACTGTAGAGACCAGTACGGATACTTTTGGTAAAAAGGTCACTATAGCATTTCAGAGTGATCCTACTGAAGTGTTTGATAATGTTTGGCGTAAGAGTTTTTCAATTGAAAATACTGGCGGAGCGTCCAGTATGACTATTGTTAATACTTCAGCGGCACAGACTCTTGTCACAACTACAACCAATGCTTTGAGTATTGATTTGAATGATTATAATACCATCGGAGAACTGGCAACGTATATCAATGCGCAGACCGGTTATACCTGTTCCGTGATTGCGGGTCAGGAAAATGCGAGTCCGTTAGAACTTGACGGGGTAACTTCACAGGATATCAATGCGGCGGCATATGAAGCTGCATCTTCAATGCAGGCCATGATTGATGTGATCAACGCCCAGTCTGCGCGAGTATCCGCAGCGGCAAATAATGCAGCTACTGATGTGGCTATTGTAGATAATTCCACAGCAGCATTTCTTACAGGTGCAGTTGAAGGTGACTATACTACAATTGAATGGACAGCGGCTCTTGTAGTTCTTGAGGCTGAAAATATTCAGTTTATTTCTACACCGGATGATACCGCTGCGGTACATGCACCAATTAAGGTTCATTGTGAAACTATGAGTGCGGTAACTGGACGAAAAGAACGTCAGTTCCTTGTAGGGGCACCGTGGAAGACTGGTACTCTTGCAACTGATATCACTTCGGCTCAGACTGCGGCTCATAACCTTAATAGTAAGACTGGATTATACGCCTTTAACGGTGGTACGCAAAGAGATGTTAATGGAGTAATTCAGAATTATTCTGGATCATATGCTGGTTGTATGCTTATGGGTATGAAGTGTACATTAGCTATAAATCAGCCGTTAACCTTCAAAAATCTTAACTTTATTGAGCTTGAATATAAATTAACTGACAGTAATCTTGAAGCTCTGTTGCAGGAAGGTGTTGCTACAATCAATTATGCACCGAATGGTCAACCTAGACTGGTGCGACAATTCAACACATATCAGACAAATGACTTAAAATGGAATGAGTTTTCAGTAGTAACTGAGATGTTTTTTGCATCAAGGGATCTGAGAGGTTCATTGGAAAATCAGTTTGTCGGACAGCCGGGAACAGCCGTTACCGGGGGTGTTTTGAAAGGTGCTGTAGAGGCTCGACTGGCAATTTATCAGGATCTTGGAATCTTCATCAAGAACCCGGAAGATGGATTATCGTGGTGGGGTGTTGAGATTATATTAAATGGAGATCAGGTATTCATCGATTATGATGCATATGTGACCCTGCCGATTAACTTTAACTTTATTACACAGCACTTCCACGAACTCGTGGCAAGTGTATAGGAGGATTATATGGCTCAAAAGCTCATTGTAGGCGGGGCATGGGTACAAGTTCTTATTAACGGGCAGCCAGTTGGCTTATCAACTGGTGCATCTTACGATGAAGACTGGGCCGTTAATCCGGCCAATGTCCTGAATTATCACGGTCCTGTTGACTATGATTCACAGGGATATTCATGTACGGTTACTTTATCAACATTTATCCCGGAGAGACCGGGTGAAGGACCTTGGCCTGATGGCGGCGCTGTCGCTCTGGCTGAGTTTATACCGACGCGAAGTCAGGTGCAGTCGAATGACGGAAAGCCGGGTGAGTTTGATGTGCTTCAATTCCTGAATACCGCGACCGGAGAACTTGTGAATCAGTTCCGAAAGGTAATGATAGCGAGTAATGGGGTTCAGATCACGCCAAATAGCTATGTTACTGCGAATCTGCGGATGATGAGTGTGGAGCGTACGACTTAACCATCGTTTAAAACTTGATGAGGTTGCCAGCCTTATCAAGTTTTCCTTTTGAGAAGAGGAGATAAAAATGGCGAAAAATGATATTAGATTAGGCCAACAGATTATTCATGAAGATGATCTAAAGTTTGAAGTAGAGTACAACGGTGAAGTTTTTATACTGAAGTATCCCACCCCATTTGAAAAAGCAGGAATAGAAGCAGATATCTCAAGGAAGCTCGGAGGGTATGCAAGAGATACGTATCCAGCAGATCATCTCGCGCTTGTGGAAGCAACATCGTATGCGGATAACCTTGTCGTCCGCGAAGAGTCCCCGGAGTGGTTTAAATCCGCTTGGACTTGTTATGACGAGGCGTGCATAGGGGCGCTGTACACTGCGTATTTGAGATTCCGCAGTGATTTTCAAGCAAAACTTAGATCGGGCGGATTTAAAGACAATAGCAAAGGATGAAAGTCTTGATTTATGGATCATGCATCATTTTAAAGTGTTGCCGACTGATGACAGGTATAAAAAGTTAACTGAAAATCAGAAAACTTTATTATTTTATGGTTGGACTGAATTACCGTCTTCGGAACAGATAAAACGTTTTCATGATGGGAAAGCAGGTGATCCTGTGATCGATGATACAGCAGAGAAAAACTTTGCGAGAGTAGGGTATACACCGGATCAGATCGAGCGGATGAAGGAGCAGTTAAATAATGCCGGATATTGTCAGCCGAATTAAAGTTGAAGCTCAGGGCGCAGATCAAGCGGCACGAGAAATACGAAAACTTAAAGACGCGTATGATCAGGTGGCAGCCGCAGCAAAAGGGTTGTCACCGGGTGCTATTGGTGGCGGAGATCCTTTTTCAAAAGCAACAGCTCCGAATAGTGGTGTTATGGCAGGTGGGCAATCTAATGCAGATGTAGCAGCTCGTGAAACTCGTAATAGAGATTATCAGGAACAAGCCAATCGACGACAAAACTCTAATCAAGGTTATAATAGCGGTCTCCGTCCAAGTCAGGTCGGGGGTGTTTTTTCTACAGCGGAGGCCGCAGGTGCCGGGCGTGGCGGTGCAGCACTTGGCGGCGCTGCTAATCTGGCGGCGGGTGCTTTAGGCGGCGGTTTAGGTATTGCTCTTCTGGCACTCGGGGCGGGTGCTATGGGAATACAGAAGTTTGCAGAAAGTTCGTATGGTCGTATGGAAAATGTTTTTGGCGGTGGTATATCCCAGCGCCTTGGTGCTACATATGCAAATACTCAAAATTATATGACTGAACTCGGAAGATCCGGGGTTCCTATCGGTATGGTGAATGCGCTTATGACATCAGCCAGTGCTTCGGGTGCTCAGTTTACAGCAGGCACAGCAGGACAATTTGGTTTATTTGCCGATGTAGCTGCCGGGACAGGTGTTGATCCCGGATTACTTGGACAGCTTTTAGGTGCTACTCAGCGGGCCGGGGTCAGTATGGAATATGGAACCATGGCAGCAGGTGCTGGGGCATTTGGGCGTGGAAGCCTTGGAACATTTTTCACAGAATTGAATAGAACTATTGAAGATGCTATGACCAGCGGGATTAAGTTATCTCAAGAGGATTTGGAACGACGGAGTACCGCATTGTCTGGATATGTTCAGTTTGGCGGATTGTCTCCAACAGGTGCTGTGGCTTTGAGTCAGACCGCCACGGCTCGTGCTCAGAATGCAGCTCAATTACAGCGACCGGAAGATATTATAGCATTTCAGGCTATACGAAATCTTAATCCTAATTTAAGTATTACTGATGTACTGCTTGGGATGGAATCGGATACCGAAGGTACTAATGCTGCGGTATACCAACATCTTAAAAGGGTTGCAGGTGGGAATACAGATCTCTTGAGAATGAGAGCACAGAGTTATTTAGGTGAGGGTACTTCTATGGGTACCGCTGTCGGATGGCTTAATACTCAGAGAGCACTTGCGGCTGATGAAACAATTACTACTGCCGGAGTTCGCGGGAAAATATTTGATGAAGCAGGTAACCTTGTGGATGCTGATCCAGCCAGAAAAACAGTAGCAGCCCGACAGATTGAATTGCTTAAAAATGTTCAGGATGCTTCTTTAGAAATAACCTCAATGCTCGGTGAATTTTCTACATGGCTAAAAGGGACACCGATCAGTACAGATGCAACTAATGTTATGTTTGGGGGTGTACGTCGAGATCTTATTGAATCTGCGCTTAAGGATATTAACAACCTAACGGTACAAAATGTGAGTAATCTTGAGGCTGAAATTGCAGAGGCGACTTTAACGGTTAAGGATTTTAGTTCTATAGAGGCTCGAATGCAGATTCCGGGTGGAGCTGAGAGTATGTCTACTATTAGGATACTTCGTGAAAATATATCCTTACAAAATCAAATAGGGGATATTTATAAGGCTACCCCAGCGTATAGTTCAACTTGGACTCGTGTACAAGAAGGTGGTTTTGCACCGTTTGGACCTTCTATGGGTGATTTTAATACTGTACTCAAGGATATTTTAATTGCGGTTAGTGGTCAGGTTAATAAAGAAGCTGTTGAAGGTCTTGGCATATGGGATATTAAAGCTAAATCAAGAGAAAAAAGTGAGATCAATGCCATAATTGATCCTATACTTAGACAATTTTATGAGAGAAACTTAATAACTGAGACTGATCTATCTGCGGCAATTCGAGAGCTTGTAACTTTATTAAGTGAATCGGGTATAGTATTTACAGATGGTGGAATAGACATTCCAACGGTGGGTAACTAATGTCAGATACAATAAGACGAATGGATATAAGAGTAGAGATTGACCGGTGGGAATGGCCTGCCGGAAATAAGAAAGATACTCTTGATGTTACCCCGGATATTATGAATTATCGATTTCAGAAAACTATTAAGAATCCTCAAGGGTCATGTCAATTAGCTGTTCTTCCACAAAGTGCAGATACTCATATTTTAGATATACTCAGTCTTATGGATGTTATTCGAATATATGAGTTTGGGACGTTAAAGTTTTTGGGATTTATAACACGGGTTTCCTATCAGGGATCAATAAATGCTTCTGACGGAAAACCTTTGAGAACCGCTACCCTTACCTGTCAACAGTTTGGTGGTTTACTTGTTACTGCAAATGTAGGTCTTGGACTGGGAACTGCTTTAGGCCTTGAATCTGACGGCTTGATTGATGCTGCGGCTGCCTTGAGTAAAGCAATTCTTGACGCATCTATTGACGGGGTAACTTTTGCGGAAATGATTACGGTTCTGATCATTGCTTTTGAAGATTATTTGACAGCTATTGATGCGACTAAGTTTTTAACTTATATAGATACATATTTAGATATTAGTTCAGGGCTTACTAGTAGTCTGGCTCCGGCTATACCTAGAACGTTTGAACTTTTTAATGGTACAGAACAGACTCTCACATTCTGGCAGTTGGCCGAACAATTAGTTCAAAAACCATTTAACGAGTTTTGGATTGATAATGGTCCGAGAAAAGTGTCAATTGATAGTAAGGATGTAACACTTCCTGAAAAAGCGTGTCTGGTATTTCGGGAAACACCTTTTAATGGAACTAAGACTAATGGAGTTATAGGAAATGCTTTTGATAGTCTTCCTGTTAAACGGATTGATAAAGATCATCTCATTCAGTTTGATTTAGCTAAAAGTATGGATGAAGTCTACACATTTTATTCTGTGAAGCAGCCTGCTTTCGAGCTTTCCGATCTTGCCCGTCTTTTGTTGGGACA